AACGATTCTTGAGGCGTTCGCGCACTATGGCGCGTGCGCGTTCCGTCGAGCTAGTCGGCTTGGGGGCGGCCTTTTTGGCTGTGCGCTTTTTAGGCTCCTCGACCGGCTCTAGAGCCTGCTCGATTTCCTCGCCCTGCTGCTCGCTCATGATGCGAGTCCTGGGTACATGACGGCGATCATTGCGTCGGTGAAGCCGAGGCTCTTGGCGTGTGCAATTGCGTCGGCGCGGGCCGTCGCAGCTGCGGCGTCGGCTTTCGCCTTGGCCTTTTCAGCGGCGGCGTTTGCCTTGGCGTCGGCCTCGATCTGTGCGGCTTCTTCTGGAGTAAAGTCGCGTTCGGTAACCGTCGGCGGTTCTGTGGTGTAGTCGGTCTCTATAACGTCAGCCATGGTAATCCTCTATCCGTTGTTGTAGCCATAGATACGAACGGTGCCTGTCATGGTCCCCGAACTTGGTAACAGCGTTAGACCGTCGTACGAGGTCGCAAGGTTGTGGCTGCCGCCTGCTGTTTCGACGTATTTGTTTCCGGCATTATCGAGGTAGTGGGAGGTATATGTGTAGAGGGTTGCACTCGCGGACTGTGGGCCAAATATGTCTGCCGTTACCGCGCCATAAGTACCATACACGCTGGTATTAAACAACAATCTTCCGCTTGTTTGCGCTGCCGATACGGCTCCAGTCACAGACGTGCTAGTGCTTACCGTTCTTTGTGTCGCGTAATCAGTTCCTGACGCATCGGTTCCGGCTGCCCTTAATCTCAATGATATGACGATGTCATTGGCAGAGACGGCCGTGGGACGTAGGACTATACGGTAATTAGAGTATGTACTTGTAAAGACGCCATTGAGGCTTACTGAGTTTACGCCCGTGTATGTCACGGCGGCACCCGATAGAGTTGCTGTCCCTCCACTGTTGGCAATAGACGTTGGAGTCACAATCGCAAGCCCCGGGGTCGTTGATGGCGGTGCGACTGAGTACCAGGACGTCCCCGAGGCGACGTAAACGAACATCAAAGATTGGTATTGGGCGGTCGTTGCGGTCGTGCCAACGATTGTACCGCCGCTCACGGTGAGGGCTCCAGCGCCGATCTGGGCAACCTGAATTACCATGCCGTCGACGAGGCTTGCCGTCGGGAAAGTAAAGGTCCCGCCCGAGGCCGAGTTATATAGGAACTTATTGCCGCTCAAGATGTCGGCCACGGTGATCGTGTACCCGGCGGTCTTGACTAGGACCGGGCCGCCCGAGGCTACGACGTCGACCCGGTTCGCTAGGGCCAGTGAGGATGTGGGGTAGTCGGCTACGAGATCTGTCGAAACGACGTAGGTCGAGCCTCCTGCGGTGGTTGCCATTCTGTGCCCTTCCTAGGCGGCTATAAGGTCGTCGGCGGAAACTACGTTATACCAAATGATGGTCGGATCTACGTCGCCCCATTGTAGCGTCGGGTCGACGTCTTCCCAGGTAACCGTCTGGTACGAGTATCGGGGGTCTGAGATGGACAGCGTCAGGATGTGCTGACCGGGTGTGTACGTTTCGGACCAGCCTTCGACGATGCCTAGGAATTGCGGGTATGGGGCTGGTTCGGGGAGGTCGGGTACGACGACGGTTGATCCTGAGATCAGGTTCATTACTAGCTCGCGGTCGGGCGCGGTCAACTGGTCGACGATAATTGAGATGTTGCCGAGGTTCCACAGTGGCAGGGCTTGGGCTAAAAGGATTTCGTTTGCCCGCGTGGTGGCGTCTGTGACGGTTTTGAGGCCCGTTTCAATGGTTAGTGCGCGCCGGGCGTAGGTCGAGATCGAGGTGGCGTCTGTTGCTGTGTAGTAGGTGGCGGGGGTGCCGTAGCCGACTGAGACATCGTTGATGATCGAGACCTGGTTCTGGTTCCATGTCGGGGTGAAGATGACGCCATTGGCCGGTAGAACTGTGGCCGAGAAACTGGTCGGGAATGAGTCCCAGGTTTGGGCGTAGTAGGACCAGGGCTCGACTTGTGCGGACCATGCGCCAGAGAACGCGGTGGCGCCTCGGGCGCCGTAGGACTCGAATACGACGTATCCCGCGGGGGTGTCGAAATAAGTTCCGCCAGACCATTCGGCTAGGGCCTGGAGACCGTCGAGGCACGTCTGCGGCTGGGCGTCGAGTGCGGCCACGGCGTACAGCTCAAGGCTGGACGTTCCGCCGTTGATAAAGGTCTCGCCCGAGTCGGTCAGGATCTCTTCTGCTCGGGAAAATACGGTTTCGGATGCGTAGCCCGCTGCACCGGTGATGCGGCCGCCGAGGTTCGACAGGTTGCCAATACCGGTGACAGTGGTGAGGGCGACTGGCGGGACGCTGGACAGGTGTGTGATCTGGATGTCTGTTACTTCGCCGGTGAACCTGGATTCGGTGTAGGCGGTGATCGTCATGGCGTCGGAGATGTTGACGTCGAGTCCGCTGGACCCTCGGACCACGATTACGGCGGTCGAGGCTTCGGGCTGTGTCTTGATGTCGTTTCGGCCGTGAGTGATGCTGACCTGGTATTCTACGTCGTCAAGGTTGAGGGCCACTCCCCCGATGTTGATTGAAGCTATAGGGCTGGTCATGCGTTCAACACCTGCCCGGTGCGGCCGAGCCGCTGGTCGGACTGATGGATGGCGTTCTGGATGGCCTGCATGATCGCGGTCCCGTTCATCAGCGGATTGCCAGCGATGAGCTGGGCCTGCGCCATGCCCGGCGAGGATGGCATGGATGTACCAGCCATGATCGAGGACGCGCCGCCCTGGGCCACGCCCGCAGCTGAGAGTGCTGCCGTGATCTCGGCAACCATAGCCTCGGAAAGCGTCTTGCCCATCTGCCGACCCATCTCCTCCAGGAGAGTGCTCGACTCCTCTAGCTCGGCCTGCATCGTCATGAGGTATCCCGCGGCTGAGGCGACGCCAGCGACCAGCATCGGGGGCACCATTTCGGCGGCTGTGGTCTCGGCCATCGACTGCACGTCCACTAGCTTGGATTGCATCGTGGGGATGAGGCCCTGGTCGATGATTTCCTTGGCAAGTTTGTTACCTGCCTCTGGGCCCAGGGCGGCCACGGCGTCCCGAAGTTCGGGGCCGCCTTCAGCGTTCAGCTGCTTCAGATAGCCGCCGAATATGCCCGCTTGCTCGATCTGCTTATTGAATCCTTCGAGGAGGCTTTGGCCGGTGCGCTTTCCCTCTTCGTCGAACTGCTGGATCATCCCCAGGTTTATGCCCGAAAGGATGTTTCCGGCCATGGAGTCGATCCATGAGTTCATGTCGTCGCGGGCGTTTTGTAGCGCCTTGCCTGCGTCGCTGACCTTTGTGGTGAGTTCCTTGACTAGGTCGATCTGGGCGCGCAAACGCGGGTTCATTTTCTGGATCGCACCGGACAGGCCGCCGCCTCCCCCGCCTCCGCTACCGGCCGCTCCTGCGGCTTCCTTGAGTCGGTCGCGCATGCGAGCGATGGCGTTATTCATTTCGTTCATGCCGTTATAGGCGGCTGTAGGTGTTCCACCTGTTTCGGCCCCGCCAAACGCGAATGCCAGGTTCATGGCGGCCGCGGCCCCATATGCCTCGTACTGGACGTAGTTGAATTCATCACCTAGAGCTCTGGCTTGCTTGCCAGCCTGTTCTAGGGCATCTCCAGATCCGAAAATGAGCGTGGTCGCTAGTCCCCATTTGTTGCTGGATGCTGCGTCTACAGCCAGTAGGAAGTAGTCGGCCGCCTTTAGCCATGCCTGCCCGGTCGAGGAAACTTCCTCGCCTACGTTTTGGGCGGCGGGCTGTAGGTCTCTCATGCTTTGTACAGCGTCGTCAATGGCTTGGGATGACGCGTCAGCTGCACCAACTAGACCCGTGCCGAATGCCTCAATCAGTTCGCTAGCTGCGATCTGTAGTTTCTTCATGCCACCGGCGGCGGTGTCCGCTGCGGCGTCAGATTGGCCCTTGAATGTGAGGCTTAGTTTTTCGTTGATGGCGTTCATGTCGCCGGATTTCAGGGTGGTGGCGTCGATGCCTGCCCCTAGTTTGCCGAGCGCGCCGGTGTTGCCGTCGTAAGCCTTGCCGAGTGCGTTGGATACGGCTTCGAGTGATTTGCCGGTTCCTGCCGCGACGTCGAGGGCGAGACTGAGGGCGTCTTGAGCCTCGGTGATCGAGCCGGTCGAACGCACTAGCCGGTCGAACGCCGGGCGTAGTTCGGAATCTGTAACGGCTGCGCTGTATTGCAGGTCGTCGATAAACTTGTTTACTTTCTCAGACTGATTTCCGAAGCCCAGGTTATTGAGAGTGGTGCCGAGTTTGGCTAGCTCTTGCTCTTCCTGCATAGCTGCTTGAACTGCGTCGACCCCGAGTTTGACCGCG